AATAACTTTATCAATTAGTCTAAAAATCATACTATTCTCCTAACGTTTTAGCCCCGGCTTCAGGAACTGACGTAGCCCAAACTGAAGTTGATTGTCGTGGTTGCCAAGGTTCCCCACAGTTAGTGCATGTACCTGTAGCTTCTTCGTGCTCACTAACAGGATCATTACAGTTACTACATAATACCTCAACCTCGTGTTTGCACACGATAACACCATCCACAGTTTCTGCTTCGTATAAAGTTTTCATGGGTTTACACTCACTATAGTTACGTATCCGTTTCCACCTGGGCTACCACTGGCTTCTCTATTAGCATTACCACCATTACCATAACCAGTTCCATTTTGGCCTCCAGAACCACCACCACCCCCTTCAGCAGCGGATTGACCTCTTGTACCGTTAACCCCATCTGGACTACCGCCAGTACCACCAGAACCAGGAGCGCCAAAACCACCACCGCCACCACCAGTAGCCGCTATAGTAGTAGCGCCTAAAACAACACTCGTAGTTCCACCTGCTACACCGTTGTTACCCCCTGCTTGAAACCCTGGATAAAAACCACCAGCGCCACCAGCGCCTATAGTAACTGTTAGAGAATCACCAGGATTTACAGCAAGGGATTGGTTTTCCCTGTAGCCACCAGAGCCACCACCGCCACCACCGTGCAAGTCGCCTGTGTGGAACGCAGAACCACCACCTCCACCAGCCGCATAAACCCCTACGGTTACTTCATAAACACCAGCCGGTATGGTTACTGATTGCACCCCAGTTGTAGCACTACTAAAATTAAGTGCGGTTGGGAACACAGTGCGCCATGTCCCATTATCGTTAATTTCGACTTTTTTAATCTGTCTCCAAGTACCAGAGTCGTTCACAAATATTTCTTGTGCTTCTCTCCACGTACCGCTGTCATTGACTGATACAGACATACTAAACCTTAGTATTTATAGTGAATATCACCGTCAGCGCCACCTGACGCATCAGAAGTAGACAGGGTTCTAGTACCCACCGCGTTTGACCCGATAGTAAATCCGTTGACTGTAGTGCCTGTGATTGTTCCACCAGTAATAGCCACACTACTAGCTGCCTGTGTAGCCATAGTTCCTAAACCCAATGAAGTTCTAGCAGTTGCGCCAGATTCTGCAACCCAATTAGTCCCGTCGCCTACAATAAAATTGCCGTCAGTAACTGCCAAGCCAGCTATATCTGCTAACCCTGCATCGTAAGCCTGTACGTTAGTACCTATAACTAAACCTAAGTTTGTCCTAGCAGTGCTAGCGTCAGAAGCCCCAGTGCCACCGTCAGCTACAGCAAGATCCGTTGCAAGTGTTAGGGAAGCTAGATGCGTAATAGCATTAACTACATCAGTCCCGTTGTTAAAAAGCAACATTGTTTTGCCTGCTGGAACAGCTACACCCGTTTGCCCCGAAACCTTTACAGTACAAGCATCGGCTAGACCATTGTTTACCACATACATCTTTTCGATAGCAGGCACGTTTAAAACTCTTGCACCTCCAGAAGTACCTGTAAGGTTGAGCCTCATATTCCTAGCAGTCTGGGTAGCGTTGCTATCAGTTAGCGTTAAAGTTACATCCCCACTAGAAAAAGCAACATCTGCTGTCCCTGAAATCGCTTCTTCGATGGCAGTCCCTAAATTAGTGTTAGTAACTATGCCCCATGTACTCAGGTTCTCACCTGTAGTCATTAATTGGATTTTTAAATCACTATATGTACTAGCCATTTTGTGTGCCTTTAATCTTTATTAGGTCTATTAAATATTTATAAAAATCAAACTCATACCATTTTACCGCTTGATTATAATTTGACGGGTCATGATGATGGTTATTATGATAATTACTCTCTAAAAAAACCGGTATTGGCAAGTTTTTTGAGTTGTCCGGGGTGTTAAAATTTCTATACCCAACTCCATGTAAAATTACGTTTGTGAAGCTAGATGTATGAAACGTATACACAACCGCAAACGCAAAAAAGTAAATGGTGATACGGGGGTCTATTATCGCACTTAGCCCAATTATAGACCAGTATATCGTAAAGTAATGATTTGTGGATAATTTGTGCATCTTTACCTTTGATAGCCTACGTATAGTCCCCACATCCGCTTTTAATCTTTCTCCCAAACCTAACCAAAACCAGGTTTTTAGCCAGTTAGCACCGGGATGAGGGTCTCCCTCCTTGTCGGAATGCCTGTGGTGTGATACATGGTTTGCTGCCCAAGTCATAGGCGGCCCTTGTAAAGCCATAATCGCCAAGAAGTTTAAGACTGGCTCTAGCTTTGGGTGGAACTTAAACGATCTGTGAGCTAGATAACGATGTCCGTATATTCCAAGCCCATAGCTACCTATCAGAAGCGTACCTACAACAGATGCCCAAAGCCACTGCGGATCCCACAACACAACCATCCCTACAATACAAATTGCATGTATAACAACTTGAGAGGCGAGTAGTTTGTAATGCGGACTAAGCATGCCCACTAGACTCCTTGTACCAAATTGGCATAGCGAATCGAACGTCGCTACTTGCTGCTACCCCGTGTTTGTAATGATTTCCGTCGAAAATTATGGTTCGTCCTACAAGGGGTTTTATTTTTGTGCCGTCAATAAAGCACGTCTCGCCGCCTTCAAAGTTATCGGTGAGGTAAGTTACTGAGGTGATTGCGGTTTCTTTAGACTGCGTATCGAAGTGAAAAGCACTGGAACAATCTTTTAGTCGGTAGACAATTTCTCCCCATTCGACTTCTAAGTCTCCAAAGTGAAAACGAACCAACTCCAACACTTCGTTTACGACACCCCCCAAAAAGTCATTATCTAATAGTATTGACCTGAAATCGAGAGGGTACATGGATTGATTTGGGTTGTCAGTCACCCAACTGTGTGCACCTAATTTATTCTTTTGGTACACCTGAATTAATCTTTCACAAGTTTCAGCAGGCAAATGGTCAATCATAATCAGCTTACTCATACAGTATACTTATTAGGTGTATCTGACCAGATATTGGAAACAATAGACCGTCTCACACCTTCAGTCACCTTTGTAACCTTGTGTGGCGCATCTGGTACGAAAAACACAATCCTGTCCGGTACAGGTTGTATGCGCTCCAGCTCCCCACCTTCCCGTTGTATTTCTAAGTAACCTCCGCTGCAAAGGTCTCTGTGAGCATAATATATAAAGCCATAGTCTGCTGTTTTTGCCTGTCCACAACTGATTAATCTTTTTTCTTCCTCGTGGTCAACCCATCTGTCAAGATCAGTGTCCATGTGGAACCCAACAGAATCACATTCAGACCCACTTTTAAATTCAAACGACCAATGCTCGTAACCTTTTGATTCAATCTTTTTATATTTAGGGAAAACATGGGACCAGACATAAGAACAAAAGCTGTGCATTGAACTCGACTCTTGTGTGCCCCAACTGAACCAACCCATGTCGTTCTGTTTTTCAGAGATCCAAAAGTTGTCTTCCCTTAATTCAGAGAATGTGTTGCCAAGGAAGTTATCCAGAACGATCATCTGAACCAAGGTCCAACAAGCCAAGTCACGATGCTTCTGCGTATGCCTTTTGTAACTGGCTCAACCCCATGATTGATGAAACTAGGGAAAGCAAGTACTGTACCTTTTTCTTGAGGAGGGTAGATCCTCTCGTAACCGTTTTCCAGATATAACCTGCCGCCCTCAAAATCGTCATTTAAAAAAGCGAGCATGGTTATTTTTCTTGTTTCGCTATTCCCAGGACAACAAAAGGTGTCAACGTGAGTCTTGTAGTGTCCGTCTGCGTCGTACTTTAAATATTCAGATTGGTTACTGTGTGTTACATCAAAGTTCCAAGCACGTTTGTTAATGTTAAATCCCATTCCTGTTAACGTCGCACCTATGCCAACCTCATGCGTTATAGATATTTTGTTTACATCTCGTATGCTTAAATCTACTTGCCCGTTGTCTGTGCCAACAGATGCTTTGTGAGATTCAGCTGACTCAAACTTCTGCATCATCTGGTCGCAAGATATATCAGCAATTGCATTCGGCACATACCAGTAAAGTACCTCTTCCGGTCTGTTTGGAACGGATTGCTCTAGTTGGTCGTGGTGCGCCAAGCAAGGTCGCTTGTCATATTTCCACTCGGCATGTGGCCCATCTTGGTCAACCCAATGAAGAAATACTTGTGCCTGCCACTCCCCCGTAAACTCTTCTCTCCAATGAGGCGATAATCCTCCTTGATACACAAGAGCATCCCCAACATTTAATTCAAACTCTTGAACGTTTTTTATTCTCCATATTTTGTTTTCTGCGCCTTTTATGCCTTGATCTGTTTCTTCGCCAGCATCCGCTGTAAATATAGGCCAGTTTTTACCGTCAAATCCTAAATTAATTGTTACGCTGTACTCACATGATGGTCTGTCTGTGTGGCACTCAAGAATTTCACCTTTTTGATACAACCTAGCATACGCATAAGTCGGGAAGAGCTTTTTGCCTGTCTCTTCTTCCATGCGTGAAGTCATCTCTTCAAGTAATTTGTCTGTTACAGGGTGATGCCCCATAGCCCAACTTTTAGGGCATTGTGTATCGTTTATGGCTTCTTTGTTTTCTACGCATTGATGCAACCACGCTGTTAAATACTCACAGTTGTCTTTGTGTAAAAGGTCTTTAATGTGTCTTGGCTTTGCCATATATCCTTTCTAACGCCTCCTCCGGCGGTATGTTAAAAAATAACTGCACTAGCTTTCTTGTATTTTTTATTGCATGACGCATGATTTGTTTGTCCAAACCAGTAATCATTCTTTCCACAATTTCTTTTTCAGGACCAATGTCTGGTAAAACAGAATGTGGTGCCAACGGATCTAAAAGCCAAACATCTCCCTTTTGTGCTGTGTAGCTTTTAACTGGCTCGACCAACTCGTGGTTAACATTCCAATAACCATTACCCTCGTCTTGAATGTAACGATTATCGACTTGTATATCTCCGTCCCAAAAAGTTGTTTTTTCACCAGCGGTTTGTGAGTAGAAGTTTATAATTGTATGCGGTTCGCCGGTGTGTATATGGGGCAACAGCAACCGTATATCAGTCACGGCTGCGTCTAAATAATATGGTTTAAGCTCGGGAACGAGATTTAAATACTTATCCAGCTCCCCATCATTAAAATAAAACCTCTTGAGGTTATAGAACTTTGATTTTAAAAGCCTACCATGCTCTGATATTAAATTTCTTTCTACAGCCGGAAGATCCGGTGCTACTTTATCTAGCTTTTGGCAATATAGTCTCATAAAAAATCATAAGAACTTAATACCATAAGAATTAGCTGATGCAGTTGCTGTTACAGGATTGTCTTTAATGTGAAGCTCTGTTGGCAAAGCAACTTCAGTGAATGGAGATCCTGTTCCATCGGATAAGTGCATAGGTGGATCTAAATTGATTCTTCCTTCACAGAAAAATAACTTAGTTCCGACTTCCAGAGTAGTTGACTCACCTGCATTTAAAACCCAAGGCTCTGCATACGGTAAAAAACCTCTGTTGTTCTCTGCACACAAACACCAAATGGTTGTCGCTTCAGGACTCTCAAAATAAAGATTACCGTAGTATTCTTGGAAATCAACAGGTGTTAACCAATCGCCAGCATTTGTATCTCGCGTTGTGTAAAGAGATGGGGTGCTAGTTGCGTCGGTTATGCAGTTGCGGAAACCGCCCTTTGAGAAAAAGTTATACCACTGTCGATCTTTGGGGACTGCATCTGTTTGAGCATTGCCAGCAGTGTAATCTGTTTTTAAGGTTAAGTACCCAAACGTCCTGTAAAATTTTTGAACACTAGACATTTAACTCTCCAGATTATTAACAACAGAAGCATAATCCATATTTGCTTGTGAATTGTCTGTTGAATCAATGATGACTAACTCGTTCGCAGGATATGTTTGCTCTGTACCTACCAAAGATTCATAAACAGCGATCTCTGCTGGATTCTTTGCAAGATCCTCTTCAGTTTTTATCATTTCGCAAATTGATATACCTGCCCTAGCAGCTTCTTCCAAAACAGCATCTGCTGTTGTAGCGTCAGGCCACATTAGTTTTGGTTGAAAAGCGTATGATGGATAATCATCAGGGTTGCTTGAGTTTGTTTCATCAGAAGCATACTTGCAAATTAATGACTGACCGTCATTCTCCCAAGCGATAACTTTAATAGTGATTGTATTCATAATATCCTCGTTTAAGAAACTTGACCTAATCTTGTTCCAGTTGCTGGGTATGTAACAAATGGGTTGCCAACCATGTAGTAACCTCTTACGCCACCACCGGCACCCCCACCGTTTGGACTTGGTTGACCAGTAGAGCCATTTGCTCCTTGACCACCACCAGTACCACCGTTACCAGCAGGACCAGGACCACTTCCACCTCCACCACCAGAAGTTGAAGAGCCAGAAGATCCAGAACCTCCTGGACCACCACCACCAGGACCACCACCAGGACCACCTCCACCGCCAGAGCCAGCAGTGTATCCAGCACCGCCACCTCCTCCACCACCGCCATAATAAGCGACAGGACCAGCAGGCTGTTTTGGGTTTGTTGGTGGGTTAACTACTTGTCCACCCCGTCCACCACCGCCACCTCCACCACCTCCGGCTATAGTGCCGTTGTTAGTGAATACAGTTGGGAATTGAACGTAGACAGCAGAACCAGCATTACCACCGCCACCAGCAGCACCTGGAGCAACTCCAGGTCCACCACCCCCACCGTTACCGCCTCGTCCAATAACAGTGCCGTTGTTAACGACAGTTACAGTATCCCCCGAATCAAAAGCTGAAGGGATATTAAGTGCATATGTACCTGTGCTGGAAGACCCAACCAAAACTCCTGGCTGGATGGTTAGTGTAACGTCAGCAATTCCAGCGGTATATGACGGACTAGCAGTAGCTTGCGTGTAGACATTGTAATTCTGAGTATTAGCAGAAATAGTAAGAGGTACCGCGACCCGATTCTGTGCTCCATAAAAATTAGCAACAGATATCTGACCAGATGTTGGAACAGCTGCATTTCCAGGAACGTCTGGCACAAGGCCACCACCTCTGTAATATTCGCTCATCTGATTCGGAGCAGTGTCTCCAAACTCAGTAGCAATCTCTGATATTTTTATTTCGCCAGAGCTGGGGATTGCCATTATTTATCTCCCTTTAACCTCGCAACTTCGTCGGACAATTCTTTTATGGCCTCAATCATTAAAGCGTGAAGCGCATCGTATCTTACTGTCTTATATGCTTGACCGTCATCCTGTTTTAAGGGGAGTTCTTTCTCGGTAACAGCTTCTGGTAAAACTTTCTCTACGTCTTGAGCGATCACACCAGCAGATACTTTGCCATCGGTCTTATACTTAAATGTGACACCTCGGAGTTGCTTGACCTTATCGAGTGCACTCTCAACAACTTTGATATCGTCTTTTAAACGCTCGTCAGACACAGATGTTGAATATGCAATGACATCACCGTCGGCATGGAAATCACCGTCTGATTCCATTAAAAACTTTGATGCACCACCAATACTCCAAGTAAAAGAATCCGCAGAATGGTCATATCTTAATTGACCTGCTGATGCTGAAGTTGCGTCTCCGAACTGAATATAATTAGAAGCAGCATCGTTATTTACTCGGTATTGATGAATCGTGTCTGAAGTAGAAGTTGTGTCAGCATTGTAAGTTCTAACAAAAAGATCAGCGGCAGTATTTTGAGTAACTTCCAAACGATAACCAGACGGGGCTGCGCCACCAATACCAACGTCTCCATCGCTGTCGATGCGCATTGCTTCAGCACCGTCAACACTAAAAGTAATTATTGAACCAGCTCCAGAATTGTTAGGGTCTGCTGTTATGCCTATAGACCTAGTTGAATTACTAAGATTAAGTATTCCACCAGAATAAGTGGTGTCGGAAACGCTTCCAACAAAGGATTGACTTGTTGCCATTGACGTGCCAACAGTAACCAACTCTGTAAGGGGAGCGGCAGTACCAACACCAACTCGATTATTAGTTGCGTCAACAACAAGTGTGGTTGTGTCTACCGTTAGGCTATTAAGAGTATTAATAGCTTCTACAACATCCGTTCCGTTATTGAACAAAAGTGTAGTTTTACCTGCTGGAACTGCTACTCCGGTCTGACCAGATACTTTAACTGTACAAGCGTCCGCTAAACCGTTATTAACTACGTACATCTTCTCGATAGCGGGCACGTTTAAAACTCTTGCACCTCCAGAAGTACCAGTTAGATTTAAACGCATATTACGTGCTGACTGAGTTGTGTTAGCATCGGTAAGCGTTAAAGTTACATCCCCACTAGAAAAGGCTACGTCTACCGTCCCTGCTATGGCTTCTTCTAATGCGGTTCCTAGATTTACATTAGTTACGTCACCCCAGGTACCAGCATTATCACCAGTGCCCATCAGCTGTAACTTAAGATTTGATGAATATGTTGATGCCATTTTTTACTCCTACGCTGCTATACGCAGCCAATTAGGTGATTGTGTAGTATCTTCTTCAGTCCAAGATACAGATTCAGCTGGACCTATTGGGGTCCAACCAGGTGTTTGATCGTCATCTATCTTACTCCATACTAATACAGGAGTCGTAGATATGCTTGCTGAAAGTCCTGTAATTGTAGCAGAAGCATTCGCTGAAACAGTGGCAGAACCTACTACATTTGACGCCGGAAGACCAGTAACATTTATGTAGTTAACTGTTCGAGTGTTTAAGGTTCCAGCACTTGCAGTAGCCAGTATACTTGTAGGTTGAACACCAGCATCTGCGGTAGTAGTTACACTGCCAACAGCAGTAGTCGCAGACACTCCACTAACTGGGTGATCTGCACCGGCCTCTACTTGTGTATCGCCTAAACTTACAGCCGCACTTACACCCGTTAGGGTTACATTAGCAATACCGCTTTGAGTTGATGTACCTAATGCTGTAGTGCCTGATACCCCAACTGCGTTAACGGTAACGTAAACAAGACCACTCCAACCTGTAGGTGTACCCCAAGTGGAACCACCCCATACGTCTGGTTGTAAGCCTACCGCGTTCCCTATAGACCCAGAAGATGAAACCCCACTAACAGTTACATTTGCAGCGCCTGCTTGGGTGCTCGTGCCTAATGCAGTAGTGCTTTCAATACCCGTTAGAGTTACATTTGCAGTACCTGTTTGGGTACTCGTGCCAATAAGCCCTGAAGCAGCTTCACCTACAACTTCTAATCCAGAATCAGCGTTAATCCCTACATTGCCAAGTGCTGCACCAGTTTCTACTCCAGTAACTTGGAATGCGTTTTCAGTGCGTAAAGTAATAGTCCCAAGGTTTACTGTCGCTTCTAGCCCTGAGGTTTCAACACTTGCTGTAACAATACCACTCCAACCACCAGTATTCCATGCTGGGCCGCCCCAAGTCATGGTTGTAACGCTAGCTGGATTACCTAATGCTGTAGTGCCTTCAACACCAGTTAAAGTTACGTCTACAGCGCCTGTTTGAGTGGTCGTGCCAACACTTGAGGTCGCATCTACTCCTGTAACGGAGACATCTACAGATAATATGCCACCGAAACCTTCAGAATTACTCCAAGTAGATTCGCCCCAAGCGAGAGCCATATTACTTAAGCAATTCTAATGATTGCACTTGTTGCGTCGTTAGTGGGGAAAATAACTGTAAAGTCCCCAGATGTAGAAGTCTTATCACCACCAAAATCCAAAACTGCAACTGCTGCATTTGGAACAGCGCCAGAAATACCGTTGGCTGATGGAGTGTTGTTGTAGATAAGAGCGCCACGAGCTGTAACTGTTACGCTAGAAAACGTAAGGTCATCAAAATCAGTAAATCCAGTTCCTGCCGTAGCACTAGTTTCTGTTTTGGACACTCCGGCGTTGGTTAAATTTGCACCGCCAGCTGTGTATCCTGTACCAGAAACTTCGTTAGTGGCTGAATACGCTGTAGTGTTTGCATTGATTGTCGCTGAAGAACTATAAAGTGCTAACTTAAAAGTATCTCCAGTAGAAGCACGGAAATCGTGCACAGCTAACATAAGCTCAGCTTTGAAAGACGTGCACATTGCTTGATCTATTGCCATGGTTGGCTCCTTATGAATCTAAAAGTGAAATAAGCTCTGAATAACCTGCGTTAGTTAACCTGTTACTCAGAGTTACGTTGTGGGATTTAATCGCTTCTTTCATATAAAAAATTAAGACTTGCCTAATTTGTGCCCTAAATGCTTCTGCTTGGTCCCTTATAGCCGGATGTGACTGAGAGCCTACAGAAATAATTTTGTCTAACGCACGTTCTGCTATTTCTTCCGGCGTAAAGCCTCGACCACTTGTAGTCGCAACAGTTACTCCAGGACCGCCTAGCAAAAAAGAAAGCTCATCTGTTTTCATACTATTTAACTGGGTACCTTACTTGTGGAGTTCTATACATATCTTGACGGTTTTTAGCATCACCAAGCATCTTAATTAATCCTAATGCCTCTTCATAACGTTCTTTGTAATTAGCTATTACGTCGGCTTCAGACTTCATAAATGTAGCTGCTTCCATTAAAGAACCATATAACAACACAGAATCAAACTCGTCTCCTAGGTATGACGTACCTGCGTCTACGATAGACTCTGGATAATAAAAATAATGTAGCTCTACAGAATAATTACTATCGGGTGTAGGTCCAAGAATAAAAGCAGCATCGTCAAAAATGGCGTAGTGCGTAGGAACGCCAGTTGCTGTTGGGTCTGGAAACGCTTCTCTAATAAAATTAACGTCTTTATTCAATAAAAACGTCTGGCTAGAATCAGAAGCAATAACCGCTAAAGAAAACGTAGATAGCCAATCTGATGGTATACCTAGATATTTATTATTTGTAGTCAACGTACCTGTAACATTTTTACGTAAATCAGGTAGCTGAACAACATTGTATATACGTTGCTCAGCCTGACGAATAAACGTATCAATCTGCTCTTTACCAGTAAAGGTAGTAGCAGCGGCTGCTGTGTCGTTAACGGACGTATTAGGAAACGTATTTTCTACGTACCCCTGAATAGTCTCAAATAAAGTAGCGTAGTTCATTATGCTGTTCTTTTACTAAACCCTGTTCCTTTGGTAGCTGCACCAGCACCCTTCATTTTCTGTGTCTGTGTATTAGGCACATTGTTAGGGTATCCTGCTGTATTTGGTACAGGTACTTCTTTTGGTTGTGTAAACTTATTTGTGTCTTTCATGACAACTCCTTAACTAGTTGTTACCGTTACTGTTCCGACTTGTGCGTCAGCTTCTAAGTTATCTGTTATCCCTAAATCAAACGGGTTAGCTAATCCTACTGGGTTCCAGCCCCATTGTATATCTCTAGACTGTCCATAGCTATTGTCTGGTCTAGGATTACGTAATGCTTGAGGATCGTCCACAGGGTACATACCTAACTGGTTCTGTGGTTGATCCGGCTCCCAGCATGTAGGACACACCAGAATGTTAGTGTTTTTGGTTTTGATTACTATTTCTTTTAGCTCTTTGAGCTTGTATCTAAACCCACACCGGTCACATTCTGCTATAGCCTTCTTGCCAGAAGCAAATTTAGTCGGCATATTTAACCTTAATACATCATCTGTCGAGGTGCTACTCTTAGAGAAGCCTTCTCTCTATCCTCTGCCGCAGCAAAATTCCACTGCTCTTCATAAGCTAATTTCAACATCTCTATCCTGTCAGCAGCTTCAGGGAGCTTTAGTGACAAGTAATAAGCTAACCCAGCTACCATACAAGGTAGGAATCTAAACGGAATATCCTGAGTATTTACGCCATTTCCAGCATCTTGAATGCGACGTAGTCTCCAATATACGAAAGTATAGTTACCGTTGTCAGGGACAGGCCATACATTAATGGTAGGATACACCACTCCATCTGTAGGGTCCGTAGCACCAGATTGCCTATCCACCCATACCTGAATCGGTCTACCTTGAGAGTTCTTGTTAGGTATCGTTGAGTACCCAGAAGAGCTAATTCTACTGATGTTAATATCATTTTGGTTTGTGCCAGTGCCCGTCCGGATCACATGATCTAGCAGATCAATAGTATCAACAGGAAGGTTATAAGTAATAGTGCCTTGCGTAAGGGCGATGCTACCTTGATCGACCGTCCATAAATTAATGCCACGATTAGCCCATTCTATAGTTAGTAAGTTTAAAGACCTACGTGCGGTACGCATATCATAGCCCGTACGTAACTCGGCTCCACAACGCTCAAACGCCTCTTCTACAAGGTTGTTGAGGTCTAGGTTAAATGTACTTGTACCTTTTGTTGTCATATTTATCTTCTTATTTAACTAGTGTAGCTAATAACAATCCTACTACAGCAAGTATAGAAGCCATGTGTAGAGCCTCCATACGGAACATACGCTTATCAAGCGTACCTAATTTATCTAATACAGAAGAGTATCTGGCTGCGCACTCACGTTCGTGAGCATCTAACTGGGCTTGCGTCGTTGTTACTGAAGGTGGTTTAGGAGCTACCCCCGCTTTTCTTGGTGCTCTTCGTTTCCTTGGTTTGGGCGCTGTCTCTGTAACCATCACGATACCTTTCTGAACCGTTTTACTTTCTTAGCCACTTTTTTAGGCTGTTTAGAAACTTGTTTTCCTGCGGCTTTGGCTTTACGTTTGGCGCGTGTAGACGCTGCGTATTCTGAGTCAGATAACGCTTTAATAGCATTTTCTGGGAGATAACGCTCTCCCGTTGCTTTTGGTCCTTGAGTCGATGGTTTTCCACTCTTAGTGCGCCATTTCTGTTTAGTCCAAGCCTTCAAACTTTTCTGTGACTTAGCGAGGGCCATTACTTGTAGCCCCCACCCTTTGCCTTATACTGCCTTGCTAACATCTGTGCTTTTCTAGCACTCCACTGGCCTGGGGCACCGCCCTTACCACCAGCTTTGATACTCTCAAACAACGCCTTCCGCATACCTGGTTTGGTGTAATTACCAGCCTGATTTACTTTAGATTTTGTTTTCTTTTTTACTGGCATCAGCAAATCTTCC